GGGAACCACAGAGCCCGGTCGAAGCCCGTCAGCGGAGACCAAATGAATATCTCTAACGTCATTGAGATATTCCGACTGTAGGCATCTCTATGTGCCACTAGTAAGCCTGAGAACTCGCTAGAAAGACTAGTTGGTAGTCAATCCAAAAGTCAGAGAATTTTATTAATTTTATGGAGAAATCTTATGTTAGATTGTAAATTAGTAGTGAAAGGTTCAACTCAAGAGTTGGCTAAACTGAGACAGAGGTCTGAACAACTTCCGTCAATCTTAACAACGTATGAGAGTTTTACAAACGTAGATATGTATGATGTACCGGAGAATGTGACTGTTAAAGGTTTATTGCATTTTCTAGGTGATACAAATCTATTTGCTGAGGTCCTTTTAAACGAAGAGATCTCTTTATTAGTTAGGAGAGCAGCATGATTAGATACAAAGACATAGATCAGTATTCTGTCATTGATTTCCGTGACGCGATCACTTTTACTAAATTGATGGCTAGATCGGCCTCATCTTTCGAAGAAAGAGCTAAGGCTGAAGTAGCCGCAGCCTTTTGCGATATGATGAACTTGATAGAACCAAATTGGTATGTTGCTGCTCATCAAAACTTAATTGATCAAGCAAAGGCCAGAGGCTTGACTGAATTGCCAGTAGGTGATATCGGTTTTAGCAGTATTTCAGACATCAAATTAACGTTCGAAGACATGCTTATCGGCATGAAAGCGCAACAAATTCAGAAACCTGATCCACAGTAAGGAGGACAAGTTGGTTGACTTAACAAATAATAATAATCTTAGAGATAAGATAAAACGTGACCATGTTAAGAAAGCTAGATTTGCTTTCAAACAATCCAATCAGTTACAAAAGATACATAAAGTTGACGGTGACTACTATTTCTTAGTTAGACACACCTCATTTCGAGAGGCCGTAACAGCTCTGTGGGGTATGGGTTACCATACGGATCAAATAGCTGATTTTATAGGGCTAGGAATAACAGAAGCCATCGTATTACGAGCACTTCGTTCCTATCTCTCTAAGTTTCAAACAACCATTTTGACTGCATTTCTTCAGTTTAATCCAGAAGAAAACGGTTCCAATTCATTAGCAACAACTCATTAGGAGAGTTCTATGTTAAGTTCACAAAATAGAGAAGACAAGATTGTCCCAGAGTCTGTGGTAGCTGAAGGCTTCGATATCAGAAAATCTGTATTTCTTATTCCTCTAGATGCGCCTTTACCAAACGAGCTCAGCACAGCTTTAGTCTCAAGTGGTAATCTGTATCAGCGTCTACAACCATTAACAAGTGCAGATCTTGAAGTCGATTTTGCTTTAGTGCCACTTGCTGGTAACGAACTGCTCGCTCTTGATCGAGCTTGGACTACGTTAGTTGAAGCACCTCGTGTTTATGCTTTATTAGATATTCCGGGTGCCAAATATGACATACTGTTCACACAAGCTCGCCGACAACTAGGCATAAGAGCTTTAGAGTGGCCAGTAGTTTCTGAGGCACTTGCTGCTAAATTACGTGCCGTTCAGCGTACAACTGATAAATCACCTTGGGATTTGGACAAAGAGAAGCAGAAAGAGCAACTTAGTGATCCTATCACTAAGAAACGGTATAGTGGATCAAATATTGATACTGCTGATCGTGCGCTAGAAGAACCATCTCAAGGTTTTAGCGATGAAGATTAATCCAGAACATCAATTTCTATTTAACACTACTGGTGCTAAAAGATATGTGGCAAGGAAACAAGTTCAGAAGGCTTCAGCTTTATTGCCTTTAACTTATTCTGACCGGCCTGAAGCCGGAAACAGAGAACATTTCTTGTACGCTGATGATCCTAGATGTCTTAAGATAACTGAAGAGCTAGCAAAACGTCTGAATGAAGAATTTCCCGTGGATGTACTACCTTCAGGGTTTGCAGGACCTAGTGCTGTGCCTTCTGATTTTAACAAATTGTTAAATGTTTCAGGTTGCGGAGCAGATCCTCTTCCAATTCCAGTTTACAATAACGATAAATTCGTAAAGAGCTTAAATCTAGCTGATAAAATTAGACCATTAGACGTACCTTGGTTTAAAGAGCTAGTGAGACTTTTCTTTGGAGCTGCAACACCCGCAGATCTACATATAAGAAAAGCTGCTTCAACGGGTTTTCCTTGGTTCACTAATGATAACCAGTATAAGAAGTTGAGTACACTTAAATGTTTACATAACATCGATGATTGGTTGAAACAAATGACTGGAGATGCCAATAATCTCCAAACAGCTTTGAATGATTATCATTCTATATATCTCTATGCTATTCAAAAGAGACAACAACCAGACTCAGTAAGCTTGGTGAATGGTGTTCTTACACCTAAACAACGAGCTGTACCTACTGAAGCTCAGGCTAGAAGTGGTGATTATGAAGGCAAGCAGTTCGCAGATAAATCAGTGCGTGATTATCAAGGCAATCTAATTGAAGGTCACTTTGCGATGCGTCAGCGAACTGTGTTCGGTATGTCAGGTGTGCCCAACTATGTGATGACGGCTGTAATGGGTTGCTTTCGTGAAGTTTATCTTAATCGATTCTCGTTCACTTACAAAACGAGAGACGATGAAGACAAAGAAAGTAAAATTTCAAGGTATAAATATACTGTTGGTTCGGACGTTAAATCAATGGATACATCAGTACCTCAATGGTTCTTCACTATGTTGTATGAAGAATTATCCAAATATTGGGATGAAAGACTCATTATCGTACTCAAACGTATGATGACGGCGCCTTACGTAGTACCTTCACCTTGGATTAGAACTCCTGAGGATTATAATCCAGTATTTGGACCGTCACCTTTACAAGCGGAGAAGTTTGATTCGGCAGTAGGTTTGCCGTCTGGCGTGTTTATCAATCCTGATATTGGTAAGTTATGGATGACTTTTGTCTATGTCATACTATTTCGAGATTCAGGTGCGTTAACTCAAGTTTCTGACGTTGAATCGTTTCTACAAGGTAGCAATAGTAATCATGCTTTGTTAGATATGTCAGATGATGCTACAATGTTAACTAATTCCGCGTCAGTAAGGGACAGGCTGTTAGAAGCTAAATCACCTTACGCTGTCCTAGAACCTGAAACACCTGTTTTATTTCTAGGTTCAGTATTTTGTGAGTCCGACGGAAGGAAACGGTCCTTTCCTAACCCAGTAACATACGTAGTTAACATGTTGGCTAGAGAAGATTCAATTGATCGAATCGATCCAGTTAATCATGCTGAAGGTGTTCTTGCAAGGCACCAGCAATATTCGAGGACTCCGGTCTTCCGTGATATCAACCAGATAACAGAAGAAGTTATCCGCAAGTATACGGGTGTAAATCCTTACTTAATGGCTAGATCAATAGCTAAGAAGCAAAGATTTCTAGATCTCGACGCACTCGTAATTGCCAATCCACACTATCTAAACTACCGTGTGGACCCTGCTACTGTATCAAAAGAAGTACTTAACGAAATCGTAGCTACAATACCAGCTACAGATTTCTTTGATAAAATCCGGCATCTATTTAAAGTGCCAACAACACAACTAGGAGATTTAAATGGCTCAAGATGAACTTAAGTTAGTTCCTCAAGACTTGTTGTTCGAATTGCCTTCTTTGGTTAATCCAAGCAAGTATATTCAATTCGGACGTGATGGAAAGATTGGCATCAGAAATAAAACATCTGTACTTGACAGTCCGAAATCAATGTCAGCGGATGACATGGCAAAATATCCGCCAGCCGTCTACACTTTACCAATTAAAATTGGTGCCAAATCAGGTATTAGTCTACCTTTCGGTTTGACACCTTTGACAGGTGAAACTCGTGCTGGTAAGTCTGACTTCGCGAAACAATTGAAATCCGTTATTGCAACAGACCGTGTAGTAGCAGTAGAACCTGCCGACGCGTATGATTTAGATAATACTGCAATCTATGATTCTATGGATGCAGCGATTGTTCATCTTGTACGATCCAATCTAGCCGCCCGTTTAGCTGGTAGTGCAGGCCCTTTAATGATTTTAGATTCCTTGCGTGAAGGTTTATTTGAAATTAGTGGGCCAGCAGGTGCCAAGGGTATTGTCAATGCATTCTTCACATCAACGACTAGGTTGTCAAATGCTTTAGCAGTTAACGGTTTCACAATGGTTGCCATTGTTAATCCTATGAATCTAGAGCCAGACTACCTCAAAGAATTCATGAGTAAATTATCTAGCGCTATTCCTGCCTACATCAAATTAATGGGTAGGCGTAATGAAGGTAATGTTGTTGAGTTTACTGGTGTAATGGCAGCTAGACCTACTCGTGATGAGAAAGCTTTCTCGTTTAGAAGTAACCAGCCAGCTCTTGATTCAGCAACAGAGCTAGTTGAATTTGTGGCAAAACATGCTGACTACATTCCTGATCTATTCACGGGCGTAGCAGCAAATATTTTAACTGAAACTAAAGAAGAAGGAGCAGTATAATGGCACGTCAAACTAAAGCAACATCAACCAATGATGAAATGAATGATCCAATTAAACCAACGGTATTTGCCTCACTAATCAAAGAGTTCGCGGGTGAAGCTAATGAGCTAAATGGTACTCTTAGTACTCGGTATGCTGATCAATCAATCGCAGCTGAAAATGTCGATTTCGTTTCATTCAATCGTCCTACTCAAGTTCTAGTTTCACGTTGGTATCCAGGCTATAGGATCACTGATCTAACTGGCGCTGATGCCCAAGAGTCATTAGGTTTCCTGTTAGCTGATGAAATCAAGTCAGAGTCAACTCTTGGTGATTTTCAACGTTTGTTAGGTAACCCGTCAATTACTAACTCAATTATAACTGAGTTGTTGCCTCGTAAGGGAGTGCCTGTTCGCCGTGATCAATACTTAGTAACAGAAGACATGATTGGTGAAGTTACTAAGACTGCGTTGCAAGCTTTTGGCGAAGACAGAATCTCCGTAATTTCGTCTATCGCATACGTTGTTACACGTGTTCTGTCACATCTTGAGTTAGTATTACCTTCTCCAGATCGTAAAGTAGTGAAGACTGCTACTTCATTTGCAGTAACCCCTAATGATTTAAAACGTTTCATTATGGTTGATTCATTACGTGATCTGTTTTCAGATGCTCGCCTAGCTGATGTGAAGCGTGCACTGACGAAAGATTCAACACCAGAAATTATTGGTGAAGTAATCTCTCGTATGTTGCGTACTGCTTCAAACTCAATTCCAGAAATCATCTTGAAACTTGAGCAAATTGAGACTGTGCAGCAATTAGTTCATCGTTATCACGTTGACCCGCGTGCACTGAGCCAAGCAATGCAAGCTTATTCAGGTTTGCAACAGTTAGCTGACTATGCAAACTTTGCAGTGTGGGCTTCGAAAACCCCACTAGTTGGCTTCATTGATCAGAACAACTCAGATCTTAAAGATGCTTGCGATAACATCTTATCTGTGATTAACTCTGCTCCCTCAATAGAAGCTATGGCTTTGAGCAAGTACATTGACCATTTTGGTTTCATCCCAGCAAACGCATCAGGTTTATATCGTGGTGCGGTTGTATACCAAACTAAGAGCCAGACTTCCAAAATGGATGTCTTACAGGCTACTCAGAAAGGTGACAGCTGGTTAGTCAATCAACAACCAATGGAATATGTTCCAGTATCGAGAATAGCGGATGAGTTAAATCGCTCTTTCTTAGACCCACGTTCACTAGGCGGTCTAGCCAATTTGGTGGCCGACGAAATGAGTTTACAACCATTTCAACTTGGTGAAGCGCCAGTACTTAACACGATTGGCGTGACGGACGAGGACATCATGTACATGGCGATGTCAGTAGCTGAAACATTGTCATTCGTACAAGTTTCAACAAGTCGCAAGAAGGGTGTCGCCACAACAGGCGCTTCTGAGATAGTTTTCGGTGTCAATGTTTCAGAGCAGTTTATTATGAACGTAGGTGCAGCAAGTCCTGGTACCGCCTTCTTCTCCGATCCAACTGCTGTCTTGCTTTATGGGCTGGGTGATGAATATCCAAACAGCACTAAAGATCCAGTGCCACTACCGGATCGTAAACAGTCTTTCGATTTACCTGTAGCCTTGGATGTTACTTTCAAAGGTGATCTGAGAGGTTATCTGTCTAACAAGATCGAGACACCTTTCAGAATTAAGTTACCAATGGAAGTAATGCAAATGAATGGTAAAACTGGCACTATCGACATGGTAATATCAGTTTTATCAATCCTGCTTCCTCAACCAGATAAAGACGGTAATGTCAACATCGTAGAGTCTGGCGTGCATTATGCATCAGTTAATGAGCCTGGTGTCGATGGAGAAGCTAAGTTAATGTTGGCCATTGCAAATGGTTATCAGCAAATGGGTAACCGTGTGCTAGCTGATCGTGCTCGCTCATGGATTGTTGAAACACTAGGTAATGCAATGCAGCATCCTACTATTGTTTCAATGGCTACCAAAGCTGTAAATCGTTCTCTGATTGCACAAAAGTTTGACGGTCGCAGATTGAAATCACAGTTCGGTGACTTGATGATCATGGCTTATTTCTCAACTCTAATGGCCGTGTTGTCACGTTTCAATAAAGTGCAGCCTAAAGTAGCTGAAGAATTGATTCAAAATATTCCTGTGCCTAGTCTGTCAGTTAAAGCTTCTGCTTTACTGCTCTCTATGCCTTTACAATTGAACGCAAGTTCATTGTATAGCGGAAACTAGAATCATGCTTTACCGTTCTATTGCGTATCAATAGTAACTATTTCACTGTCTAGAATCGGTGAAGACATTGGTTTTGTCTTAATGAATGGACGAAACCTATCATAATCTATCATTGAATTGATAGATGTGGGGACCTCGATGAG